AAAAGTAGGTGATAGTATAAGATGACTAAATTAACATTAAAACAACAGAGGTTCGCAGATGAATATATAAGACTAGGGGAAATTACTAAGGCAGCAGTTAATGCTGGTTATAGTACCAAAACCGCTTATGCAGTAGGTAGCGAAAACTTGAAGAAACCAAGAATTAAAGCCTATATTGACGAACGATTAGAGGAATTAAAAAAACAATCAATCGCACAGCAAGATGAAGTGTTGCAGTATCTTACTTCGGTTATGCGAGGGGAAGTAACTGATCAAGAGTTGATACCTATCGGAATCGGTAAAGGCGAAATGGAAGTAGAACGACTAGAAAGACGTTCTGATACTAATGCTAGAACGAAAGCAGCAGAGTTATTAGGTAAACGTTACCGACTATTCACTGATAAACAAGAAGTAGAACACACTGGATCGGTTCAATTTGTGGATGACATCTAATGCGAGTGAAGTTAAGTGAGTTAATACCTGAACACTTTCATTCCTTATGGCATGCAGCAAAAGATAAAGGTAAGTTGAATATCGTCGCTAAGGGCGGACGTGGTTCGGGTAAATCATCTGACATTGCTATTATTATCGTACTGTTGATTATGCGTTATCCAGTGAACGCATTGATATTACGTAAGATAGACAACACATTAGCTTTGTCAGTGTTCGAACAGATTAAATGGGCAATCAACGTTATGGGTGTATCGCACTTGTTTAAGATTAAGGTATCGCCTATGGAAATCACATATGTTCCTAGAGGTAATAAAATGGTATTCAGAGGGGCGCAGAACCCTGAACGTATTAAATCATTGAAAGACGCTCAATTCCCTTATGCGATAGCTTGGATAGAGGAATTAGCAGAGTTTAAAACAGAAGATGAAGTGACGACCATTACTAACTCACTATTACGTGGTGAATTGGATAATGGTCTTTTTTATAAGTTTTTTTACACGTATAACCCCCCTAAACGAAAACAGTCGTGGGTTAATAAAAAATATGAATCTTCATTCCAACCTGATAATACGTTTGTTCATCATTCAACTTACTTGAACAATCCTTTCATAGCCAAAGAGTTTATTGAAGAAGCAAAGGCAGCTAAGGCAATAAATGAGTTGCGTTACCGTTGGGAGTATTTAGGCGAAGCGATTGGCAGTGGTGTTGTACCATTCAACAATTTACGTATTGAAACTATACCTAAAGAACAGTTTGATACATTTGATAACATTCGTAATGCTGTTGACTTTGGTTATGCTACTGACCCGTTAGCATTTGTACGTTGGCACTATGACAAGAAGAAACGTATTATATACGCAGTTGATGAACATTATGGCGTACAGATAAGTAATAGAGAGTTCGCTAACTGGTTAAAGAAGAAAGGTTATCAATCTGATGAGATATACGCAGATAGTGCAGAGCCTAAGTCTATTGCAGAATTAAAGCAAGAGCATAGCATCAGACGTATCAAAGGTGTTAAGAAAGGACCAGACAGCGTAGAGCATGGCGAACAATGGTTAAACGACCTAGACGCTATTGTGATTGATCCAACACGTACACCGAATATCGCAAGAGAATTTGAAAACATTGACTATCAGACGGACAAAGACGGTAACGTCAAACCTAGATTAGAAGATAAAGATAATCATACGATTGATGCTACAAGATACGCCCTAGAGCGTGACATGCGTCAAAACAAAGTATCTATTTTAACGTAAGGAAGGTGATTGATATATTTTGGCCTAATGAAAAACCGTATCACGAAAGAGTGGTAGAACAGATTAAACCACAGTATGAAACACAAGAAGAAATGATACTCAGATTGATTACTAAGCATAAAGAGAATGTAGAAGATATTACTGTAGGTGAACGTTACTATAATCACCAACCTGACGTATTGTTCAATGCACCTAAACGTAATGTAAAAGGGGAAATTGACCCGTTTAAACCTGATTGGCGTATGTATACCAACTATCATCAGAACTTAGTAGACCAGAAAGTTGCATATGCGGTTGCTAATCCTGTGACATACGGTACAGAAGATGAAAAGTCACTTAAAACTATTCAAGAAGTATTAAATCACAAGTGGGATGATAAATTAGTCGATATTCTGACTGCTGCAAGTAACAAAGGTGTTGAATGGATACAACCTTATGTAGATGAACAAGGCGAGTTTAAAACATTCAGAGTGCCTGCAGAACAAGCTATTCCTATTTGGACAAATAAAGAGCGTGATGAGTTAAAAGCGTTCATCCGACTATATGAATTAGATGGCGGTGAACGCGTTGAATATTGGACAGCTAATGATGTTACATTTTATGAGTTAAAAGACGGTCAACTTATACCTGATTACTATCAAGGTGAAGAACATGTACAAGCTCATTATTATGTAGGTAATAAATCAATGAGTTGGAACCGAGTACCATTTATTCCATTCAAGAATAATCCGCAAGAAGTAAGTGACTTGTTCATGTATAAGACAATCATTGATGCAATGGATAAACGCTTGTCAGATACACAGAATACCTTTGATGAAGCAACTGAACTAATCTATGTGCTTAAAGGTTATGAAGGTGAAGACTTAGAAGAATTTATGTATAACCTTAAATACTACAAAGCTATCAATGTAGATGGCGACGGTAGTGGCGGTGTAGATACTATTCAAATCGATGTACCTGTACAGTCTGCCAAAGAGTATTTGGATATGCTGCGTGATTATGTCATTGAGTTTGGGCAAGGTGTGGATTTCCAACAAGATAAGTTCGGTAACAGTCCTAGTGGTATCGCACTCAAATTTATGTACAGCAACTTAGACTTAAAAGCGAACAAACTCAAAAATAAAACACTTACCGCATTGCAAGAATTGTTACAATACATTATCGACTTTTACAAATTGAGTATTAAAGTACAGGATGTAGAGATTACATTCAATTTCAATGTCATGGTAAATGAATTAGAACAATCTCAAATCGGTGTTAATTCACAATACTTATCGAAAGAAACTGTTGTTACTAATCATCCATGGGTTGATGATCCAGTTGCAGAAATGGAACGTATCGACCAAGAAGAACTAGCTTTACCTTCTATTGAGGAGGGGTTGAATGGAAAAGAGAATAACGAACCAACATGATATAGATAAGTTGATTGAGTTATTAATCAAACGTGCAGAGGGCGAGTTGCAAATCTTGTTCTCTAATCGTTTGAAAGTGATTAAACAAGAGATTGCAGAAATGTATGCAAAGTATGACAAAGGCGAACCATACGCCACATGGACTGAATTTAATAAGTATAACAGGCTCAACAAGGAACTTACACGTATTGGATTGATGTTGAATGAGGATTATAAGAAAGTCGCTAAATCTATTCAACAAATGCAACAGAATGCGTATATCGAAAAGTACTTGATGAGCCTTTATTTGTATGAACAAGCCAGTCAAATACCTATGACCTTTGATGTACCTGATGCGCAAGCAATCAGAACTGCAATCGAACAGCCTATCGAGTTTATTAAGCTGGTACCAACACTGCAAAAACAGCGTGATAATGTACTAAAAAAAATACGTATGAATATTACACAAGGAATTATGAGCGGTGAGGGCTATTCTAAGATAGTGCAAGCATTGCAGCATGATATTGGAATGACACAGAAACAAGCTGTGCGTGTAGCACGTACCGAAACAGGACGGGCGCAATCACAAGCTGGATTAGACAGTGCAAAGGTAGCTAAGAATAACGGTTTAAAGATGACTAAACGGTGGATTGCTACAAAAGACACACGCACACGTGACACACACAGACACCTTGACGGTAAAGCAATCGATATTGAAGATAATTTCAAATCAAGCGGTTGTATAGGACAAGCACCCAAACTATTTATCGGTATTAACAGTGCTAGAGAAAATATTAACTGTCGCTGTTCCTTGTTGTATTACATAGATGAAGATGAGTTACCTACTGTAATGCGTGCAAGAAAAGATGACGGTAACAATGAGGTAGTAGCTTTTATGACTTATAACGAATGGCAGAAGTCGAAACGGAAAGGTTAAGGTGATCCAATTATCTCGTTAGTAACATACGTCAGTTACTCGACCTAAGTAAGTCGTTAAACTGCTTCTTTTTATTAAATTCTTCGTGGCGTTGCACGTAAAAAACGTAAAAAGGAGTAGTTAAATATGGACTTACAAGCATTATTAGAGAAATTTAAAAACGGTGAAGTAGACGCACAAAAAGTTATTGACGCAGTAGACGAATCAAAGTCTGGTATGATTCCTCGTTCTCGACTTAACGACAAAACAGAAGAAATCAAGGACTTGCAGACAGAGATTGAAAACCGAGATAAACAAATTTCTCAATTAGAAAAATCTGTAAAAGACGAAAGCGAGATTCAAAAAGAACTCGAACAAGTTAAACAACAAAATGCAGATTGGCAGAATAAGTACCAGCAATCACAACTGAATAACGCTATCAAGTTAGCAGTAGCGAAAGATGCTAACGACGCAGATGATGTTTTAGCACTTTTAAACAAAGAAGGGTTAGAACTTCAAGATGACAACACAGTGAAAGGTTTAGACGACGCAGTTAATCAACTACGTGAAGCTAAACCTTATTTATTTGTGGATAATAAGCCTACAGGACGTACACCTAACGACGGTGTAAGTCCACAAGGTGGATTAACACAAGAACAGTTCGACAATATGAGCGTAGCAGAACGCACGGACTTGTTTGTAAATGACAGAAGCACATACGACAAATTTGTAAGTAAATAATAGGAAAGAGGTAATTTTATGGCTCAAGGAACAACAAAAGTAAGTAATTTAATTGTACCGGAAGTATTAGCACCAATGATGCAAGCGGAATTGGATAAAAAATTACGTTTCGCACAGTTTGCAGATATTGATTCAACATTAGTAGGACAACCAGGAGATACTTTAACTTTCCCAGCATTCACATACAGCGGTGATGCACAAGTGATTGCAGAAGGTGAAAAAATTCCAGTGGATCAAATCGGAACTAGTAAACGTGAAGCTAAAGTACGTAAAATCGGTAAAGGTACTGAATTAACTGATGAAGCAGTATTATCTGGTTTCGGCGACCCACAAGGCGAAGCAGTACGTCAACATGGTTTAGCGATTGCTAACAAAGTAGATAATGACGTATTAGAAGCGTTGAAAGGTGCAACATTAACAGTAGAAGCAGATATTACTAAATTAGACGGATTACAAACTGCTATTGATAAATTCAATGATGAAGATTTAGAACCAATGGTACTATTTGTTAATCCATTAGATGCTGGTGGCTTACGTACATCTGCATCAGACAACTTTACACGTCCAACGCAATTAGGCGATAACATTATTGTTAAAGGTGCATTCGGTGAAGCGTTAGGTGCAGTGATTGTACGTTCTAACAAATTGAACAAAGGAGAAGCATTATTAGCTAAAAAAGGTGCGGTTAAGTTAATTACAAAACGCGACTTCTTTTTAGAAAAAGACCGAGACGCATCACGTAAATCAACTGCATTATATTCAGATAAGCACTATGTAGCATATTTATACGACGAATCTAAAGTTGTTAAAATCACAAAAGGTGCAGGCGACGAAGTAATGTAAGGAGTGATATAAATGCTCTACAAAGTTATTACAAGATTTAAAGATGCTGATGATGATAATTATTTATATGAAGTAGGCGATTTATACCCGCGTGAAGGATACTATCCAACAGATAAGCGTATTGATGAATTATCAACTACTAATAATCGTCGCAATGTTGTGGGTATAGAGCCTATTATGCTAAATGCATTGAAGGTATCAGAACTGAAAGATATTGCTGAACAACTTGAAATTGAACAATATTCATCTATGAAAAAAGCTGAATTAATAGAGGCGATTGAAGGTGTTGCGTAATGGAACCGAAAGAGGTAAAACAACTTAATCTTATGCCGATTGAAGATACTTCAAATGATGATGTCTTAGGCGATTTAATTAAGTTTTATAAAGGCATTGCAGAAGAATACTGTAATAAGACATTTGAAGCGCCCTACCCGTTTGGGGTAAGAAAATTTATTGCTGAGTGTATCAAATACGGTACAAACAGCAATGTTTCCTCACGAACTATGGGTACGGTATCTTATACCTTTGTAACAGACTTACCAAAAGCAACCTACAGACACTTGAAACCTTTCCGTAGATTGAGGTGGTAATATGTATGATCCATTCGATGAATATCCTCATACCATTGAAGTAGGTAAGATGAAATTAGTAGGTAAATATCCTAACCAAAGAAAAGAATTTGTCCCAGAAAGGCAAATGCAGGGGTTTATGGATACACCTACAACATCAGAAACACTTAAATTTCATCAGATGAATAAAACTTTCGACCGTAACCTGTATACAAGATATGAATTGCCAATAAATAAAGAAGATATATTCAAATATGAGGGCAGAATCTATCAAGTAGTAGGTTATCCTGTTGACCAAGGCGGAATGCATGAAGTCAACTTAACAAGGTTACAGGAGGTACCTAATGGCCAAGGTTAAATATGGTAATTGGGACTTAGTCGCAGAGTTGGAAGATTATCGTGATGAAATGGAAGAATGGGTAAAAAAAGGGATATTAAAGACTACATTAGCCATTTATAATACAGCGGTAGCATTAGCACCTGTTGATTTAGGTTTCTTAAAAGAAAGTATAGACTTTAAAGTTACTGACGGAGGTTTCTCGTCTGTTATTAGCGTAGGTGCAGAGTATGCTATATACGTTGAATTTGGTACAGGCATTTACGCAACGGGTCCAGGGGGAAGTCGTGCTAGAAAGCTACCATGGACTTACAAAGGTGATGATGGTGAATGGCATACTACCTACGGACAACAAGCACAACCATTCTGGAACCCTGCTATAGATGAAGGTAGAAAAGTGTTTAACAGATACTTTAGTTAAGGAGTGTTGGTATGTGGGTAACTGCTGAACCGTTACTATATAACAAAATAATGAATAACTTGATTGAGAACCCTATCACTGACAAATTAGTCGGCGGTAGGGTTTTTGATTGCGTTCAGAAAGACGTAGTTTATCCATATATCGTAGTGGGTGAATCTAACGTTACTGAAAGCGAGCGTTCGCCTGGCATGCGTGAAATTATTGCTATTACATTTCATGTATATAGTCAATATGAAAACGGTGCTGAAGCACGAGAGTTACTGAAGTATCTTAATTACGCTTGCAGACTGAATATTAATTTTAAAGATTACGAACTAGAGTGGATTAAAAAAGATAATTCACAAGTGTTTACAGATATTGATCAATACACAAAACACGGTGTGCTGAGATTGCTATACAAGGTACGCCATAAAACATTACAAGAAAGGGTGTAGCACATGAGTACAGGCTATATCGCTGTTGTAGAGCCGACTAATAACACATTAGGTGTAATGGGGTTATTAGTATCGGACTTACAAGAAGGCGAAACTAAAATTTCAGCTGAGCTATCAGAAAAGATTGTAGCAGGTAAAACTGACTACTCATATCAATCAGTCGCAGAAGAACTTAATTTAACGTTTGGTCGCATTCCAGGGGATAAAGGACAAGACCAATTCAAACAAGCAATTAAAGACCGAAAACAAGTAAAAGTGTGGTTGATTGAGAAAAAGAAACGCACAGACGGTTACCATGCAGTATTTGGCTATGCGGTAGTAGAAGAGTATGGAAATTCATTTGACGATGAAGAAGATACAATCGAAGTAACTGTAAAAGTTAAATTCAATACTGCTGACGGTGTGTTTAGTGAACTTCCACAATCATGGTTAGATGCTTCTGTTGCAGGTACTACTGTTGAATTCGAGAAACCTGGTGAATACACTGGTGATCTTGAAGAAAGAGAATCAACAAGTAAAACATTTACTGCAAGCAGTACTGTTTCATCAGATTCAGAAAGTATGTAATTTCAGGGTGCATTACGCACCCTTATTTTTATATAAATAACTAAGTGAGGTAATTAAATGACTGAAAAAAACGTATTCCAAGCAGAGAAATTTGAACCTATTACTGAATTAGAATTTAAAGATGCTAAGTTAAAAGCAAAGTGTACATTTTTCTTCGATATTCATGCACAAAAGTATGCTAAAAAAGATGAAAACGGTAACGAAACAAGCGGTTATCATGAGATTTTACAAGGTATCTTAAATCGCAAAACAATTTCTATCGTACATTTTTGGGATTGTGCATTGGCACATGTCAAAAACCGTCCTTCAATTCAAGAAATTCAAGATGTTATCCAAGATGTAATTGATAAAGAAGGTACAACGCTTGGCTTGTTACAAGGTGCGGTACAAGAATTAGGTGAATCAGGTTTTTTCAAGGAAGAGTTCAAGATGTTCTGGTTCCAATTCAATCAAGCGCCGAAGTTAGTGAAGGAAGAGGACAAAGAAGAAGCCAAGAACGCACTTCCGTTCATGAAAGAAACTTACAGAACCTTAACGGGCAAAGAACCTTATTAAACTATAGCGAGGTACGTTCAAAAACCGCACAATATCTTGGATATATCAAAAGTGAAGAATTATTTATGATGACTCCTAAAGAATGGCAAGACTGGGTCAAAGGAGCGCGAGAACGTGAATTAGACATGTTGGAATTTAACTTGCACCTAGCTACTGCAAACGCAATGGCACAAAGTAAAAAAGGTGTAAAACCTATGATGAAACAAATTCAAAAAGCGCGTGAAAACTTATTTAAAGATGAAGTTCAAATTAGAAATGACAAACAAGCTCAAATTGAACAACGTAAGCAATTAAGACAACGACAAATCGAAGAAGCAGAAGCAATGTTTGGTAAAAAGTGAGGTGCAATGAATGGAAAAGAACTTTTATGCTCGTATTAATGCGATTATTAAAGGCTTTGAACGTGGTGTGCGTAAAGCACAACGTTTAGCTAAAACTTCTGTTCCGAATGAGATAGAAACAGATGTAAAGGCGAATATAACAAAATTCCAACGTGCATTAACCCGAGCTAAAGCTATGGCAAAGAAATGGCGAGAGCATGAAGTGAAAATCGATGGAGACCCGTCTCCAATCAAGAGAGCGATAGTGTTTACTAAAGCACTGCTACGTTCTATTAGAAAGCATACTGTGAAAATTGACGCAGATGTTAGCAGACTTGATTTATTCAAACGAAAAATGATTAAGACTTGGCACAATGGTGGTCGTGCTTTAGGTGATTTCAGTGATAAAATGGACCACTTAGCAGGACGCATCCGTTCATTCGGTACTGTGTTCGGCCAACAAATCAAAGGTGTAATCGTTGCTTCATTCCAAGCATTGATTCCAATTATCGCGGGTCTTGTACCAGTCATTATGGCCGTTGGTAATGCGTTGAAAGTAGTAACTGGTGGTGCGGTTGCTTTAGCTGGTGCTGTAGGTATTGCAGCAGGAGGTTTTGTCGGATTTGGTGCAATGGCTATTAGTGCTATTAAGATGTTAAATGACGGCACACTGCAAGTTACTAAAGAAACGCAGGCGTATCAACGTGCATTAGATGGCGTGAAGGACACATGGTCTGACATCATAAAGCAAAACCAAGCTCAGATATTTAATGCAATGGCAAATGGATTAAATGCTATTAAAGTATCTCTTAAAGGCTTAACGCCGTTTTTAAGTGGTGTATCGAATGTAATGGAAAAGGCTAGTCAAGACATGCTCAAATGGGCTAAGTCTAGTAAGGTTGCAAAAAAATTCTTTAATGAAATGGGTACAACAGGCGTATCTATTTTTGCTGATCTAGTAAAGGCTAGTGGTCAATTCGGTTCCGGCCTTATTAGTATGTTCACTCAATTAATGCCTTTATTCAAATGGTCTTCTCAATGGCTACAAAGATTAGGCGAGGACTTTAATAAATGGGTTAACAGTGCTAAAGGTCAAAATGCAATCAAGCAATTTATGGAGTATACAAAGACTAATTTGCCTATTATCGGTAATATCTTTAAAAATACTTTTGCTGGTATTAATAACTTACTCAAAGCATTTGGTCAAAACTCCACAAACATATTCAAATGGTTAGAACAAATGACTGCAAAGTTCCGTGAGTGGTCTGAAACCGTTGGTAAATCAGAGGGCTTTAAAAAGTTTGTGCAATATGTACAAGAGAATGGACCAGTCATCATGAAGTTAATCGGTGATATTGTACGTATATTAGTAGCCTTTGGTACTGCTATGGCACCTATTGCTAGCGCGTTGCTTAAATTAATTGGTGCAATCGCTAGTTTCACTGCTTCATTACTTGAAAGTCATCCAAATGTAGCTAGATTCTTCGGTATATTAACCATTCTTGCAGGTGCTTTTTGGGCATTACTTGCACCTACTATGTTTATAAATTCTGTTTTAAAAAAAGTTTTTAGTACTACTTTGTTAAAGGTTATTGGTAACATCTTAAGGTTTATAAAAACTACTGGTTTACTAAAAGGAATTCTAAATATTGTAAAAGGTGCTTTTAGTTTATTACTTAGCCCAATAGGTAACCTCACAAGGCTATTACCAATTCTTAGCACTGCATTCAGCGCATTAACGGGTCCTATCGGTATTATTATTGGTGTGATTGTTGCGTTGATTGGAATTATAGTATGGCTTTGGAAAACGAACGAAGGCTTTAGAAATATGATTATCGGTGCTTGGAATGGAATCAAAGAAGCAATAGGTAATGCTATACAGGGAATCATAGACTGGTTTATGCAGTTGTGGCAAAATATCCAGCAAACATTACAGCCTATTATTCCGTTGTTGCAGTTAGTAGGTAACTTTATTATGCAAGTATTAGGTGGAATTGTATACGCAGCAATTATGGGTGTGATTTTTGCGTTCCAATCACTATGGAATGCAGTATCGATTATTTTTACTGCAATAGGCGGCATAATTTCAGTAGTAGTTCAAATAATAGTTGGTTTATTTACAATTTTAATTCAACTGTTGACTGGTGATTTTTCTGGTGCATGGATTACATTACAAACTACAATTTCAAATGTAATGAATACTATTTGGAGTACATTAACATCTATATGGGACCAAATTTCGACATTTATTTTCAACACACTAAATAACATTTTAGGAACTAATATCACAAGTTGGGGTCAAATATGGTCAGCAATTACTGGTTTTGTAACTAAAATCTGGAACTCTGTTTCTAGTTGGTTTAGTAGAACAGTTGAGGCGGTCAGACAGAAAATGTCTGAAGCATGGAATGCAGTTGTATCAAAAGGCCAACAATGGGTTGATTCCATCAAACAAACAATGAGCAACTTTTTAAGTTCAGTAAAACAAAAGTTCTGGGACGTTGTAAATGCTTGTCGTCAAGGTATGGAGGATGCAGTCAATGCAATTCGTAACTTCTTTGGTAAATTCGGAGAAGTTGGAAGATATTTGATGGAAGGTTTGGCAAATGGTATTAAAGATGGTATTGACTGGGTTGTTAATGCAGCTAAAGGAGTAGCAGAACGTGCTGTAAGTGCTGCTAAAAGCGCTTTAGGTATTCATTCGCCATCAAAAGTATTTAAAGGTATCGGACAATTTGTATCTCAAGGTTTAGGTATCGGTATTGCTAATCAGGCTTACAAGGCGGTAGATGCTGTAAAAAGTATGTCTAACCAGATGATGAATGCATTTGAAGCAGATTTAGAACCTTCGTTTGATGTAGGAGGACTTGGTGCATCTATTGCAGGGCAAGTTGACGGTTTCATTACTGATGATGTACGTCATTCTATCCAAGAAAACAGTAGACCAATCGTTAATATAGAAGTACGTAACGAAGGCGATTTAGAATACATCCGTTCTGTAATCAAAGATATGGATGCGAAAGACTATTACACATAGATTGTGAGGTGATAACACTTGATTTATAGAGATATTGAAATCGTAAGAGGTAATAAAACTTATAAATTAAGTGATAATCCTATCACTTTTAATAGATTGAAGGTTAAAACTTATAATGTAAGTGATATCGAGCGCGAACATAATTACGAATCTATCGATAGACTCAATGGTCGTTTTAATACCGGAACAATAGAAACATCACGTATCGCTACATTAGTTGTTGAGTATGAAGTTGATAAAATCGCTCATGCTATTCATTTAAGGAATCAATTAGCTGATTTGTTTAGGGATAAATTTTATATTCGTGAGTTAGTACCTTCTTTTGTAGAAGTGCCATTCCAGACTTTTGGAGATCCTGATTTTGAGTTTCCACTGAATTATGCGAGTGGTATACAATTAGAATTGAGGTTAACAAATATCGGGGATTATGACACTAATCAAACGAGCGGAGAAATCGAGATTACATTTGAAACATCTGAAAAACCATATTACGAAAGTATAGGGCGAAGTCTACAACTAGAAAAGGTAGATTCGCCTTATTTATGGTCGTCTGATATGGGGATTAATTTACCAGTTAATAGCGATAGAAGGCAATATACATTTACAAATACCGATTCAGGAAACGTATATTATCATGGGACTCAAGGTATCAACCAATTTACTTTTGATAGAGTTATAACGATTGTTTTAGGAGCTAATACAAAAAAGTTCAGCTGGAACCTAGAACATTCAGAAGTTATGACAATTGAAGGGTTGAATTTGAAAGCAGGAGATGTAATTAAATTCAATGGTCTGCAAACCTATAGAAACGGCGTTTCGATAGATGATTATACAAGGATGTCGCAACCTTTCTTCGAACATGGTTATAACTACTTTACGATTAATCAAACAGTTCAAAAGATTACATTTGATATGAAGTTTTATTATAAGTAGGTGAGTTTTTGGCAATTTTAATAAAAAATAGGATTGGTAAAGGCTATCCTATTTATACTTCAACTGTTTTAAATGAAAAGTTGAGTGATGAAGGTAACTTAACTTTTGATATTTTAGAAAATGAAAACACATATGATTTAATTTCTGCAGTAAGTAAAATGTGGACTGTTCACAATGTAGCAGGTCCAGATGATAAAAGAGTATTTGTTATCACTATTATTGACAGACAATCAAGAGGCGAAAAACAATATGTTTCTATTACGGCTCGTCAAAAAGAAATAGATGATTTAATGACTCAACGTATTTATAGTAATGTGACTGGTAGTTTTACGGTCGAGAATTATTTTAAAATTGTTTTTCAAGGTAGTGGATACAAATATAAGATTCCAATAAAGGTACCTTCTTCACGTTGGGAAAACGCAGGTGATGGCGATAGTAGATATGAAATGTTTAAAAATGGTTTGGAAAGATATGACCTTGAATATACGTACGATCCTTCTAATAAAACTTTCACGCTTGAACCATTTGTAGAAAAGAAAACTTCTTACTATATCTCGAGTAAAGTCAATGCTAATAATCTAAAGTTAGAAGAAGATGCAAGCGAATGTTATACGTACATCCGAGGTTATGGTGGTTTTGAAGAAGATGAATCATTTATGCAAGGTAGTGTACAAGTTGAATTCACTCATCCATTAGCAAAAGTGATTGGAAAGCGAGAAGCTCCTCCTAAGATAGACGGTCGTATAACTAACATAGAGACAATGAAAAGAGAAATTGAGGCAATCATAGCTCAGTCGCTTAAAACGTCTCTATCGCTCGATTTTGTAGCTTTGAGGGAAGTGTTCCCAAGCGCAGTACCTAGAATTGGAGACCTTGTACCAGTACGAGATGACATTATCGATATTAACGATAGTGTACGTATCATTGAAATCAAAACAACACGCGATGCGCATAATAAAATCATTAAACAAGACGTTGTATTAGGTGATATTCGAAGACGTGATAGGTACACAAAGAGTGTTAATAATGCTGCGACACTTGCTAGCGGTTTAGGTGGTGGCAGTGAAGGCGTACGTTCATTTAATAATATAGCTAAACGAATTGATACTACTGCCAAAGCAGTAAATAACGTAACAAATTCAGCATCTTCTTTAAAATATGATGGATTAGGAATTCATGGTAAAAGCGGTAGTTCAGTTATTTCATTTATGGAAGATGGTTTTAAGAGCAGTAAAGATGCAGGCGAAAACTATATTACCCTTATTACTGGCGACGGTTTCAATATGGAGGCAATGCCTACTGCAACAGCAGGCGCTAAGGGGCTAATGTCAACAGAAGACAAAGTTAAATTAGATGATATTAAACCTGAGAGTTTTATTACAACAGATGAGCGTAACAAGTTAAAAAACATTAATACTAATCTTAAAGGGCTAGTAATTACTGGTGAAAATGGTAAAAAATATAACTTAACAGTTGATGTTGAAGGTCAACTGAAAGCTAAGGAGGTTTAACTTTGAAATTAAATCTTTTAAAGAAGTTAGACACAATTTTTAATGATAAATTTATAGGGCAAAATGAACAAAACTACGAAAAGATAGAGAAAGCTATAAATGGACAGAATGATGATATTGAGTATCATAGAAACAATGAAAAAGATGCTCATAATTCAAACAACGTCACTCATTACACAAAGAAAGGTCAAAAAACTAACGTCGGTGATGAATTACGTTATCAAAATGAGGTAAATGACCACCTCGTTTTAGGAGCGTTAGGTAATGGCCAACAAGAAGTTAGGCAAAGTCGTGTATCAATTGATGCTCAACAACATCAAACGTTGGAAGAGCGATTGAAACACGACTTTTTACGTGAGAAGAATGATAGAGAAAAAGGTTTGAAAAACTTACTTGATAAAATCAATCGTGTAGTCAATGTCGATGAGTTTGGTGCTGATCCAACAGGTGTTAAAGATAGTACAAACGCATTTGTTAAAGCATTTGGCAATGGGAATGTACAAGTTACGATGTCTGCTGGGACTTATAAAGTCTATGGTTTAAAATTACCAAATAACACACGCTTAGTCGGACAAGGTAAAGATATAACAACAATTAAATTAGCAGATGAAGCGCCAGCTGAAACGGTCGTCATTACTAACTTATCTATGGGCGGTAATGCAAAAAATATTGCAATAGAAAACTTTAGTGTTGACGGTAATAGAAAACGTAAAAACAATTCGTTGAAAGCAGCAGGAGGTTCTCTATCAAGCAATGTTCGCTTTGCAGGTGTTAAACATGGTTACATTTACAACATTAAGTCATTTAGTACGCTTTTACATGGAATTGATGTAACTTATGGCGTAGATGAATACTTTTACGGCGGAGATGGTGCTAGACCTAGCGAATCATTGGAAAGTAAGTATGTTCATGTAAATAATTGTGAGACTTACGATTTTGGCGATGATGGCATAACTGTACATTGGAGTAGATACATTCTGATTACAGATTGTTATTCACATGATCCAATAGGCGGTGGAAACAATAATGGTATTGAAGTTGATGACGGCTCTCAATTTGTGTTTTTATCTGATAACAAAACTGAAAACAACTATGGCGGATTAGAAATAAAAGCGCATGCTACAGCTAGCGCTCCTCAAAACATTTTTGTAAACAACCACATGTCTATTAGAGATACACGTTCATACAATATTCGTCATATCGGGCATCATAAAGCAAGTGACCCTCAATCAAAAACTGCTTTTAATGTGGTATTAAGCAACTGTTCTTCAGTCTATCCACAATTTAACGGTGTATACCCTAATACAAGTCCTAGAGCAATCGTAGTATGCGCATTCCGTAATGTGCTTATAAATAATTTCAGTGCATTAGGAGACTCTAAATGGAGTAGTGGTCAACCGGTAGCAGTTGTCCAGTACAGAGCAGAAAACGTAACGTTTAATGGCGTTAATATTCAAGGCTTTTCCACAGCTAGTGCGGACTTAAAAATTATGGGTGGAAATAACAGACCTAAAAAGATTACTTTCGCCAATGTTAATTTGTACAAATCATCTAAAACGACTGGTATTTCTGGTGGTTCTAAAGTTTATGATACGAAGATAATCGGTGGTAACTTAATCGGTGCAGGTACTGGTAACGCAATAGAGATGTATAATAACACTGCCGAAATTGTGAATGTGCAAGCAGAAGGCTACACTAACCAAGCTGTTATCGCAGGCAGAAATTATTCTAAAGTCCCAACAGTTGTAAAAGGTGGTTTTAGCGGTGCTAGTACAGGTGGTGGAGCGTTAGCTGAAACATCTGCTTTGATTGCTAGTACAGGTGGTTCATATGCTCACAGTAACAGAAGTTGGGTTGCAGGTTCAGGTATGAACTCACACGCTTATGGATCACGTTCTTCAGTTCTCAACTCGCTTGAATCAGAAACAATACCAGGTAGTTACTGTCAAACGATTGTCAACAGTCGCGGCGTAAAATCACCAGGTAATTATCATTTCTTATTAGGTTACGGAACTAACGGAGCGAGAACATCAAATATAAAGATTGATATGTCATCTACAAGCGGTAATATCAAAACAGCAGGACAAGTTACAACAAGCAATAACTTTGCAGATTATGCGGAGTATTTCGAGTCACAAAGCGGTGGCGCAATCAGAAATGGTACCATTGTCACGTTAGAGGGTCGTTATATTCGAAAATGCCAAGAAAATGATGTGCCACTAGGCGTTGTATCTGGGACTGCAGGAATTATCTTAGGTGATCAAACTTTCCATCATAAAGATAGATTTGAACGTGATGAATTTGGTGTTATTCTAACTGAAGAACAATTAAAAACTTGGACAGATGATTCAGGAAATGAATACTCAGAGTATGTTGAAGTTCCAATCGAACGTCCAGATTATGAAGAAAACGAATACTATGAATCACGTGAAGAACGTCCAGAGTGGAATGTTGTTGGACTAATCGGACAAATCTATATCGCAGTAGATAATACAGTAGAAAAAGGCGATTGGATTCGCTCACGAAACGGAAAAGGTACGAAAGACAACGCTAACGGTTATTATCAAGTAATGGAAGTAACTACTCCATATAATCAAGAAAAAGGTTATGGCGTAGCAGTATGTTATGTACATCCTGTAACGAAAGGAGCAATCACTAATGCCTAATTTAGATAAGATAGCAATTTTAAAACAGGAAAATACACCTTATTACAAACCTATCTCGAATACGAAGATAGGTTTTTATAATACTGATAGTAATACTGCTAAAATGCACTTTATTATTCACAAAGACGGATTTCCCTATCAGTTAGGACCTGTTAATGTAACGGGTTATTTATGGCTTAAATCATCTAACGGCAGTATGTCAGGTCAACTAGATTTAGAAATTATTGATTCTCAAAGTGGAGTCGTAGCTGCTACTGTTCCAAATGAGTTTTTGAAAGCAGCAACTAACACTGAATGTAAGGGTCAAATTTTATTAGCTGTAAATGGGAATACAGACATCGCAACTTTAGGTGAGTTTAGTTTTAGAGTAGACGATGCACTTCCTAACCAAATCAAAGGCGATATTAAAGTAAAGTATTTCAGAATGTTCGATGACATGAAGAATGCCTTAGAACAAAAGGTTTCTGATATAAAACAGGCTGTTGATAATTTAGAGGACTATGTTATTCGTGTTCAAGATGCCAGTTTTATTGCTATTCAGAAATTAGAGACGATTAAAAATGAAGCAGTCTCTTCTATTGATCGCCTTTCAGCCAGCGCTTCTAGTGAATTGAAAAATTTACTAGAACAATACAAAATAAGTGCAACCGAAACTAAAGACAGTGCAGTTTCGAATATTCAATCTAAAGCAGATGAAAGCTCACAAGTTTTAGATAATAAAAAGAATGAATCTATAAGTTATATTGATGAAAAGATTCAACAATTCAACACTGCATACGAAAACAATGGTTTTGCAACCCCTGGCGATGTAGATAGTAAAATTAATGCCCTACAGTGGCAAAAATATAAAATTACCAACGATGACGGGACTCTTAATAATATTACGGGATTTGATTTTAACAACCCCGAACAATTTCTAAATAACGGAGGTAGTGCGTATGTAGCACAAGTAATTAATCAACCACTTAATGCAAGTCAGTACGGTTTTGTTCATTGGTATAAGCGAAGTGTAGAGAATACCTCACATGAAAAATTGTATTACACTCCTTATAACACAAATGAAGTTTATTTGCGCACAAAAATCAGCGGAGTTTGGAAAGATTGGGAAAAAATCTCTCACAATCAAACTGATACAGGTTGGATTGAATTCTTTTTGATTAACGGGGCTACTTCTAATACAGCTTTTGCCAATGAAGGTGATGGTGGTTTTAAATGTGCATATAGAAAAGAAGTTAAAGGTAACTTAACTACTAATTATCTAAGAATTAATGGCTCTAATTTGACTCAAGGTCAGGTGTTAGTAATGCTACCGCCTACTTTTACAAAACATGCCCAATCGTTCCCGATACGCGTTCCGACCTCCCAAACGCATTTTGGTGGATATATAACAATTAGGCCTTCAGGTGAAGTTAAGTTTTATATTAATGGAGACCCTAGTCAATGGAATAGCTCCGGTTATGTATACGGTGAGTTTTCGTGGATTGATTAAAAGGAGTGAGTTAATGATTATAGAAAAAGTTGTTTATAACATAGATAATGGTCAACCGTTTTTAGTTTCGCTAAATGAGGAAGGAGAAAGTATTTATCCTGATTTTGAATACACTGAAACTCCAATACCAGAAGGGATTTATCAACCTATATATTTTGATGTAGAGAATAACAAGTGGATAGGATCTACTAGAGAAGAATATGAAAGTAGTTTAGAAGAAACACATCAATCAGGAGTTGATAAAGATAAAATTATATCAGACTTAACAATTCAATTAGCGGCTCAACAGGATGACATCACTAATTTAAAAGAGTTAACCGCTAGTTTAAGTCTTGCTTTAGCGCAAATCCAAGGAGGTATTTCAAATGAAGTATGAAAATCTTAAATATCTTTATGACGAAGGTTTATATACAAATGAACAATTCAAAATTTTTGTGAGAGTAAATTGGGTAACGCCTGAACAATATTTTGAGTGTACAGGGGTTGAATACGAAGCATAGAGGTGTTGCTTATGAAAAAACAGAATGGTCTTAATTACTTTCAAAAAGTTTCGATGTTATGGTCTATATGTTTTGGTATCGCATCAGTTGTACGTGGCGCATATTGGGTGTTTAATGCTAATACCGCACAACACGAAAGTAATTTATATGATGCTATGCACGATGTATTGCCTTTGACATTCTGGGGACTGCCTTTTGCTGTTTCTGGTATTCTTTTAATTGTGTCTGGCTTTTTAACTCCTTATTATCAAACTAGTATTAATTATTTTAGATTTAACCTTTCGGGATATGCGATTGCATGTCCCTTTTACTATATATTCTCTGTTGCAGGCTTCAATAACAGTCTAAATATAGTTACTCCGGTGATAAACTTCAACTTTGCAATTATAAGCGGTGCTATAGCTTATATTGCTTATAGACAACTTAGAGAGTTGAAGAAACATAAACATGACTGAATTCGTAACGTTAAAAAAATATTTAGAAGATGAAAAGCGCAGAGAGATAGAGAAAGGTAAAATCCATCAAAGAATAAATAATGTTGATAATAAGCACATCGAAAAGAATAATGATTTGAAGTTAATCATCATGACCTTTATTGAAAGTCAGAAACCGTTGAATGATCACATGAAGGGGATTCGTGATGATTTGAAAGAAGTAAATGATGTATTAAAAGAATATGCAAAGAAAACAGATGAGATTGAAGATAATTTAAGAGATATACAACAAGAACAAGGAAAAGGAGCAGTAGACAGAAATAAATTTTTATTATCAGTTCTTGCTGCAGCAACAGGTGCAGGTGGCTTTGTACCTGTTCTTATCCAAACATTCTTTAAATAAAGTCGGTGCATTAAGTACCGGCTTTTTATTATGAAAGTGAGTTGATGTCATGGCATTGCCGAAAAGCGGTAAACCAACTGCACAAAATGTTGTGGATTGGGCTTTAGATTTAGCTAGACGTCGAAGTGGCGTAAATATAGATGGTTATTATGGCATGCAATGCTGGGATTTGCCTAACTACATTTTAAAAAGATATTGGGGTTTTACTACGTGGGGAAATGCGAATGCTATGGCTATAAAAAGTAATTATCGTGGTTATGATTTTAAAATATATAGAAATACGGCTTCGTTTGTACCTCGACCTGGTGATTGGGCGGTTTGGGCTGGAAGCAATCCGGGGCATGTAGCAATAGTAGTAGGACCTAGTACGACTAATTACTTTTATAGTGTAGATCAAAACTGGTATACAGCTAACTGGTCGGGTTCACCGGCTTATAAAATAAAACATACTTATAGTGGTGTTACACATTTTGTTAGACCACCTTATAAAAAAGAGGCAATTGTACAACCCACTCCGACACCTAAACCACCAACTACACACGAACCCTCAAAACCAACGAATCCTGAACCTGAAAAAGAACCTGAGAAACCAGAAGTTAGATTCAAAGAGGTTACTAAAGTTGTATACACTCTTAAGCGCGATGACTTCGGTAAGCGAGATAAATTCGAACATAGAGTTGCTTGGGGAAATAAACGTAAAGGGAAAGTCAAAGGAATTACTATAAAAAATGCACATACAATGCGTTCAGTTCAAGAATTATACAATGACAGAAATCAGTATATATCTTCCAAAGAATATCCGCATTATTATGTTGATTATATGAGTTCATGGTCACCTAGATTCGAGGGATATGAGTACCCAGGTGATCCAGACAACATTGTTATAGAAGTTTGTGGAGACTATGCAGACGACAAAGAAGCATTTATTTTAAGCGAATTATGGGCAATGATGTTGGGCTATGAGATTTTTGAATACTACAAACTGAAATTCGATGCTAAAAATATTAAGATTGACAACAAAATCTGGCGCTCTTTAAAGGAACATGTTAAGTGGGACTTTATTAAAGACGGATTCCCTCCAAAACAAAAATTGGAAGAATTTGCTAGAGCAGCAGTTGGTTTATACGCAAATAAAGATAACTTATTACAGAATGTAGGTTCAGAAAAAGTAACGAAATCTAAAATTAAAACAACAGTGAAAAACAAAAATAACGAAATTGTGCAGCAAGAAAAGCGTGCTAAAAGCAATAAAACGGCTACCTCAAAAAGTCCTGCTATTACATCTCCTAAAATTACAGTTGAAAAAAGCAAGTATACATTCACTCAAGCATTAAATGCTCAAATGTCACGAGGAATGCCAATGAAATCTGTCAGCTGGGGCTGGATACATGCGTCACGCAGTCAGACAAGCAACGCTATGGAACCAAATAGAATTTGGAATAATAGTACACAGCGTTATCAAATGCTTAATTTAGGTAAGTATCAAGGTGTCCCTGTATCAAAACTAAATCAGATATTAAAAGGTAAGGGAACCCTCCATAATCAAGGACAAGCGTTTGCGACTGCATGCAAACGATATAATTTGAATGAGATATACCTAATCGCTCATGCCTTTCTCGAAAGCGGATATGGTAAATCAAATTTTGCAAGCGGTCGTTATGGTATATATAACTATTTTGGTATAGGTGCATTTGATAGTAATCCTAATAATGCAATTAACTTTGCACGTAATCACGGTTGGACTACACCTTCTAAAGGTATTATAGGTGGAGCTAAATTTGTGCGTGAGGGTTATATAAACAAAGGTCAAAATACGTTATACCGTATGCGTTGGAACCCTAAAAATCCTGCTACACATCAATACGCTACAGCTATTGAATGGTGTCAGCACCAAGCAACAACAATAGCCAATTTATACAAACAAATTGGTTTAAAAGGTATTTATTACACTCGAGATCAATATAAATAATGAGGTGACAAAATGATATTTAAAAATAAGGATATTAGTACAAATATTAATGAACGTGGTGTTGATATTGGTAGTATTGACGCTAATTTCTACACTGAGGATGAACAAACAGCGTCTATTAGAATTTTTGTTAAATGGAATGACAAGCCCGTTAACTTAAATTTAGTAAACATGCGTCCTGTATTGAATTTATATATGCAAGACGGTTCCATCTTTGAAGATGAAGCAGTAAAAATTGTTATGCCTGAAAGCGGTGTTATTCAATACAGCATTCCTGTAAATGTAATTAAACATGTAGGTAAAGTAAATGCAAAGTTGTTCCTTGTAAATGAAAACGAATCAATTCATGCAGTCAACTTTTCATTCAATATCATTGATAGTGGTGTGGAAGGTCCGGTAAGAAAAGAATTGAGTTTTAACTTAGTAGATGACGCTATCCGAAGAATTATTCAAGAAAGCACGTTATCTTTATTAGATGATACGTTCAAAGCTGACGTGAATGAAGCATTGAAAGCATATGTTATGGCAAACACTAATGAATTCAAAGGTCCTAAAGGCGATACAGGGGAACAAGGTATTCAAGGAATTAAGGGTGATACTGGACCTGTTGGACCACAAGGTTACAAAGGTGAAAAAGGCGATACTGGCGAGCAAGGACCGCAAGGTTTTGTCGGACCACAAGGAATGAAAGGTGAACGCTTTACTTATGAAGATTTTACTGGCGAACAATTGAGAGAATTACGAACATTTGTCAACGCTGCATCAACTGAACAGAAATATATCCCTAAAACGTTAAAGGACAGCTTGTTGGTAACACCACCTAATAATGAACCAATAAAAACATATGCGCAAAATATAGGTGATAAATACTTTGATAGTTTTCAATCTTTAAACACAGTCCCTTCTAACAGTATAGGCGCAGATTCATCTATCAAGATGGAATTAAATTCATACTTTTTCTATACTTTTAAAGCTACAGATTTGTTAAGCCCTGGAAACAAATTCAGTATTCAAATAAAATCTGATCAAGTAGATGCAAAAACTTTATTTCAATACAACATTGTTGATGTTAATAATGCTTACTTAGTGACTAATACTTCAATTCCTAAAACATCTGAAGGGGAATATTCAATAGAAAATATTACAATTCCTAGTAATGCTTCGAAAATAAATTTAAGAATTGATGCAAGAAGTAATACAAGTATTACTTCGTTAAAATCAGTATTTTTATTCACCGGTGCATTAACAACTCTTTCTACAATTACACCTGTAGAATCTGTAGTGGAACAACTTTCTACTGATTTTTACAATTTAAGGGATGATTATAAAGAACACAAATTACAGAATGAGTTACCTGAAATACAAAATTCATTGCCAATAAAATATATACCTCCTAAGAATCTAGCGCTTAAAAACACTGTAGTCAGCGATAAAATTTATACAGATGGTCAAGGTAAATATCATGTTTTGTTTGACATTTCCACGTTAAAGAACAAGAATGGAACAACTTATTACGTTTCTGGAAATGGTTCAGATAGTAATGATGGATTAACTGATAAAACACCGCTTAAAAATTTATATGCCGCTTATAAAAAATCAGATGTTGGTACTATTATGGTGGAAGGTAATTTCAAATATCAACGTACTACTTCAGGTTATCTTTTAAATGCAATCAATAAAAATATAAACATTATCGGCTATAATGGCAAACCGAAAATAATCGCTTCTGACAATTTGACATATACTAACAACGCCACTTATTCAAATGTAAAACAAGCTAATCGTACAGCAGTACTGAGAGTAATTGATTTAAATAATTTAGAAGCAACTGGTGATTATTTGGAATTAACAAAAATGAACGATTTGACTTCTGTATCACAAACAGCGAATAGTTGGTATACAGACGGAACGATTGTATATATTAATTCTGAAAGTAATGATGTTCAATGTCTCTTAGATACTGATCTCATTAATGAAAAAGGCGAATACAATATTTATCTTGAAAACGTTGAATTGATTGGCGGAAGAAGAAATGTCAAATTAGATTCATCTAATGGAAAAATCATTTGTAATGACGTTAAGATGTCATATTGTGTTCAATCAAATGGCAATGGTTTAGAAATGGTTGGAGGTTCTCAATCAATTTCATATAAAACCGAAATTTCCAAATCTATGATGGATGGTTTTAATTATCATAAAGGTATAAACGGGGAATTACCATATTTTATAGAAATAGACTGTATCGGCAGAGATAATGGTTTTGAAAAAGGTGCAGGTGGAAGTAAATCTAACAATGGAAGCACTTCACATGACGGTATTAAAGGGATTAGAATTAATGGAATTTACACTCGTAATGATGGAGGTAATACTGCAGATGTTAACGCAGGTACAGAAACGTTGAATTTAGGGTGTGTAATTGCAGATGGTTTACAACCATATAATTTGATAGTACAAGATTGTAATTGCTATTACGAATTTTGTAAATCGTATGGAAACAACACAGCTGCATTAGTTAACGGAACAGGAAAATTATATAACCGTATGAGTCAGTTTATCGGAAATGTAAAAGATATAGACGGAAGTAACGAAAGATACTAAGTCGGCGCACTGCGTCGGCTTTTTACTATATGGAGGGATTTTATGAATTGGAAATTAAGAATTAAAAATAAAACAGTATTAGGTGGGTTAATCGGCGCTTTACTATTATTCATTAAACAAGTCACAGAACTATTCGGATTAGACTTGTCCACACAGTTAGAACAAATAAGCGCCTTAGCGGGTACAATTATTACTTTACTTGTCGGCTTAGGTGTTCTTACAGACCCGACAACGAAGGGGATTAAAGACAGTGGTATTGTACAAACTTACACAAAGCCTAGAGATAGTAATAGTACAGATGAGATGGTTCAGTGGCAGAATCAAGCACATGCGCCTGAAGTACAACAGTTCCAACCAGAACAATATGACACGTCAAAACCGTTTGTTGATGATAGTGACGAAATCGGATTTGATGTGAACGAATATGAACATGGAGGCGGTTCAGATGACAGCAACACTGACTAAAGAGGAATTCATAAAGTGGCTTAATAATTCTGTCGGAAAGCAATATAACGAGGACCTTTGGTACGGTTTCCAATGTTTCGATTATGCAAATGCAGGTTGGAAGTTGTTATTCGGTCACCTTCTTAAAGGTATTGGAGCAAAAGATATTCCAAACGCTAATGATTTCACTAATGAAGCGACAGTATATCAAAACACACCTGATTTCTTAGCGCAACCAGGTGATCTAGTTGTATTCGGAAGCAACTATGGTGCAGGATACGGTCATGTAGCTTGGGTGATTGAAGCAACTTTAGACTATATTATCGTTTTAGAGCAAAACTGGCTTGGCGGTGGCTGGACTGATGGTATCGAACAACCTGGTTGGGGTTGGGAAAAGGTAACACGTCGCCAACACGCCTATGACTTCCCTATGTTTTTCATTCGTCCTAAATTCAAAACAGCTACAGCGACACGTTCAGCACAATCACCTACACAAAGTGTTAAAAAAGCTGATTCTAAAAAGAAAGCAAAACCGGTTAAATTAAACATTGTCAAAGATGTAGTAAAAGGGTACAACTTACCTAAGCGTGGATATAATCCGAAGTTTATTGTTATTCATAATGACGCGGGAAGCAAAGGGGCAACTGCACAAGCGTATAGAAATGGCTTAGTCAATGCGCCATTATCGAGACTTGAAGCAGGTATTGCCCACAGTTATGTCTCGGGAAATACTGTTTGGCAAGCGTTAGATGAATCGCAAGTCGGTTGGCATACAGCTAATCAGTATGGGAACAAGAATGGTTACGGTATTGAGGTCTGTCAATCAATCGGTGCAGATGACAAAACATTTTTAAAAAATGAACAAGCGACTTTCCAAGAATGCGCAAGGTTACTGAAGAAGTGGGGGCTACCTGCTAATAGAAATACTATCAGATTGCACAACGAATTTACATCTACATCTTGCCCACACAGAAGCGCAGAGCTCCACACAGGCTTCAATCCAGTCACGCAAGGATTATTGCCTAAAGATAAGCAATTGAAGCTTAAAGACTACTTTATTAAGCAAATCAGAGCTTATATGAATGGTAAAGTACCTATTGCTACAGTTACTCAAGGCACAAGCGCATCAAGCAACACGGCAAAACCGGTCGCAGGAGCGTGGAGACGCAATAGTTATGGTACTTACTATATGGAAGAAAAGGCGAGGTTTACGAACGGTAATCAGCCGATTATGGTACGAACTGTCGGTCCGTTCACAAGTTGCCCACATGCTTATGACTTTCAACCGGGTGGCTGGTGTGATTATACAGAAGTAATGCTTCAAGATGGCCACGTTTGGATCGGTTATGACTGGCAAGGACAGCGATACTATCTACCAATTCGTACATGGAACGGTGTCGCACCACCTAATCATGGTGTGGGCGACCTTTGGGGTAGTATCAGTTAAGAAAATGCGTTATAATACAAACGCAAGGGGTTTTACCTTGTAAGTAATAATATAAAATCATCTCTATACTTTTATTGAGGGTTACCTACGGGTAGCCCTCTTTTTTTATGGTATAATACAGACACACGAGAGACACCGTGAGTAATAACTAATCCCGATTGTTGATACCCTTTCAATCCAGTGTCTTTAAAAAGTAGTTGTAAGCTAATGCTTATTTAAACCTAAGCCACCCATACATGTCACTGGGTGGTTTTTTATGGTATAATACCAATATGAAATAGTTGTTCATGAAACGACTCGGTCATCGACACAGACCGCTTAAAGTGTCTACATCACATCAACTGAGCATTCATATGACGTTGCTGACGAGCCACATAGCTCTGTGTCCTAAAATAGGGTAGGTTGATGTGGTGTATATACATAACAAGACCCACCTATTAAGTTAGGATTTTAGAATTATGATCTTTTAGAATGAAGTAGAACACATAACAAGACCCAAGGTCCCTAAAGTCCCTAAAAAGTCCCTAAAAAGTCCCTAAACTTTGAAAAACTATGATAGTCTATGAAAGTGTGATAAGCTATAAACCGCATGGTTAAGGGATTTTAATAATCTATGAAATTAAAAAGTATTCTCACAAGGCAAAAATCATGGTTGTAACCACGCGAGTTTATAGGGGTTAAGTCCCTAAAGAGTCCCTAAAACTTCAATTGCTTGGTCATTCTCTTCGTCAAATTGCTCCTCTAATAAATGAGAGTACACTTCCAATGTGATACGCATATTTTTGTGTCCTAAACGTTTACTGATATATTGAATAGAAACACCTTGTGATAATAGATAACTACAGTGTGTGTGACGCAGCGCATGAGTAGTTATCTTTTTTATATCTAATTCTTCGCATAACTCTCCAAGTCTTGCATTCACTCTTTTTACTCTTGGCAGTATTCCTCTATCTTTAAAAATGTAACCGTCCATACTAACAGCCCATGTAGAAATCACTTTTCTGATATGCTGCATATCTTCTTTTGCTACGTCTACATAGCGAGGGGAAGAATCTGTTTTCTGTTCATCAATATAAAGGTCTTTACCGATATAACTCGATTTCATATTGATTGCACCACTCACACGACAACCAGTACAAATCATGATAAATAAAATCAAATCCATTCTTTTATTGCTTTGCATCAGTTTATTTTTTAACCGTTTGTATTCTTCTATACTGATGAACTTGTCTGTTTCTTTTTTAGGTTCATGACCTGCTTTGAATGTAATTCTATACACAGGGTTACGTTTGATTAACCCGTCATACACAGCATCGTCTAATGAGGTTTTAAGTAATGATCGCATTTTTCTGCCAGTCACTTGACTGCGTGTTTCTGTGTACGCAGTAAGGAAGTTCTGAACATCAAGACGTGTCAATTTTGCTATTGGTATATCCGCTATTTTGAATGATTTTAATATTTTTAAATTACTTTTATAACCTCCGTACGTTGATTTTGATACTGAGTTACGTTTATAGGTAATAACCCACTGCGTTAAGTATTGATGCAGTGTTAAAGTATTATCAGGGGAATAGCCTTGTTGTAATTCATTCAACTTCTCTATACCTGCGTATTCAGCTTCTTTTTTAGTACGGAATCCTTTTTTACGGTAGCGTTTGTTATTATATTTAAATTCATATTGCCATTTGCCTTTTTCGTATTGTCTCATTCGCATATTGCATTCCTCCTCAAAAAAGGTAAAAAAATAATAAGGGTACGGTGGTGTACCCTGGAATTATTAAGTTAGTAAATAAATTTTTTCATCTAATTCGCTGTAATCTATAGTACTAATATTATTTTCATGAAGAAGGTTTTTGTTCTGCTCATTAACTTCTTTATTCATATCATTTAAAATAAATATAAATTCATTTGGACGTTGTCTTTTTATTTTTTTAGCTTGTATAGCATCTGTTACTTTTGATTTTATAATCATAGAATTGTTAGGGTGAGAAATGGCATTGATAAATCTTTCTTTTTGATTTTTCTTAGCACTTATAAAAAAGTCGAAACTATGAACAACACCGCTTGTTCCTACAATTGGTAAATCTCTTCCGTAAGAAATGTTATGTTCATCTAATTTATTAGCGACATCTTCTGAGAATATACTTTGAATTTTAGGTTTAGAAAGCACATACATATCGTTAACGAATATAAGGCATTGCAAAAGATTATGTTTAGATTTATTAAAATGTTTAAAATTAGTTTTAACATAAATTTCATGTGTTGTATCATTGAATTTAACTCCATAAGCTGAAAGATGTTCTTCGAATATCTTTTTACGTTTCTTAGATTTATTAATAAAGATACCATTGTTCTCTAACCCGAAAATAGTATAACCATCATCTGTTAAAGTTATTAAGTCACGTGCTTGATCATATATAGCGTATATTATTAAATTGTCTAAAGTGTTATCTTTAAAAGGGGAATCTATTCTTACTACATTATTCGATAGATTAGAAAATTCTAATTCTTGATTATACCAATTAAGGTATTCTTTTTTTAATTTGTTGGCATCGAATGTAGTCATAATATCCCTCCTTTAATCTAAGTCTTTCACATTATTATAATCTAAAAAAGAAGTATAAGCACTAAAAACGTTATAAACATCTGGGAATTCCTTCAAATCGATTTCATAAGCAAATCTGTCTTTTTTATCATATTGATTATTGTAAATGTGAATATGGCTCTTTGGAGCAATTGTCCCGTCTGGATTCTTGTGTTCGCCACCATTAATATCTATTCTAACTAATGTATGATAAGTATCTTCGAAAATTATTGAAATTGAAAATCTATTTTGTTCTATATTCCCTCTTTTTATTGTCAAAAAATACTTTATCCCTAATTTAAAACTTACTATATCTTGCCTTTCATTTATTCGACTAGCTACCATTGTTTTTAATTCGTTTTCATCAATATGAGTCACTGGGTACTTTAATTCATTTATCAATGACTTTACATATTCATCATCAAGTTCGTTTAAATCTAAGTCTTCCATCCTCAACCTCCTTTAACCTACTCATCATCTTCTAATAAATCAGTTACATTTATAGTTATCTCTTTTGTAACAGGATTGATATTCAAGTTTTGTCCGTATCCTAGAGATTTAACTTGAATATTTTCGTTTTCAAATTTTAAAGCTATTTCAACGTGTTGATAATTTTGTAAAACTAACAAAGTATCTTCATTAGTCACGATATTGTATGAACCTTTTCCATTAAGATTAACTTTCCAATTTTTAAATTCCATCCTCAACCTCCTCCGTATATTTAATCAAATAGATATTACTTCTTGACTATTAAACTAGTAAAAACAATGAAGAAAAATGCAATAAATAAAATAAACTTAGCAATAGTACTATAATGTTAATTAACCTGTTGGCTTTTAAAATACCAATAATTGCTGCAATTATAGAAATAACAAATATCACAGCACCCGGTAGATACCAAAAACTAAATTCGGTATCTAAAAATAAATCTGTATAAAATGTCGTATAGTAGACAAATAAACTTAGTAATCCTAAAATAATTGATATAATGTTGATTGTGTTTTTCAAAGTTGATCTCCTTATTAATTTATTTTTCACTCCAGAGTGGAGGGAGAGTTATTATTTCAGTGTATTTTCCATTGATTTTTTATATTTATCAAATGTTTTATCATCAATATCTCCATTCATTTGAATTAGAAACTTACCATCTTCACTTTTATAAGTATGTGAATAAAACATCGCGCTCTCTTTTCCTAAGTCATCATAATATTTTTTAGTTTGCTCTAAATCTTCTTTATTATCGAACTTCATTAAGCGACCATTCATATATTGATCGTCATAGCCTTTTTCAACACCGAATATTACACCTTCTTTAGCTTTCATAGGTGCCATACCGTAATCGTCTTTAGTCATTTCTCTTTCTTCATTTACAGCTAAACCATTATCTTTAAAACCTTTTGTAACATCTTTAACATCATAATTTTTACCACATGCGGATAAAATAAAAATAGCAATCACAATAAAACCTAAAAACTTTTTCATTATACATTTCTCCTTAAAAAATTGATGTAAATATCCATTTCATTAGTTCAAAAAATAATCCAATTAAAATTAATAATGCTAAGCATCCCATTCCCATAATAGGTATCGACAGTAGTAATGTAGCACACCCTAAACAACCATCGTTTTGTTTTTCCATATTTTGTTTCTCCTTTTATTTAAAATAATTTTTGACTTGCTATAATTCTGCCAATAATTATGACTTCATCATTTTCTCCATACACTTGTGGATAATGATTTGTATTATTAGACTCCGGAATAAGTATAATTTGATCACCATTGTATCTGACTCTCTTAACTGTAGCATTATAACCATTTATCATAACCACACCGAGTTGGCCATTTTCTACCGCTGAATCTTTTTCTACAATAACTATATCTCCGTCATCAAATAATTTGTCCATACTATCACCAGAAACCTTTAAACCGAATTCTTCTTTACCAGGCGCAAGGTCTTTTTTAGCAAAGTATATGTAATCTATCAAATTTTCTTCGGTATAAATAGGCAGGCCTGCAGATATTTTCGCAAGTACTGGAATCTTTTTTACTGGTAATGTATCTAATACTTGTTTTTCTTTATCCTCTACTAAGTCAGCTTTAGTAACATTGAAATAATCAGCGAGTAATTCTATTTTATCAATGCGTGGGTATGTTTTAGCATTAATCCAATCAGATAGAGTTGTATATTTCACTTTTAAATCATCTGATAATTTCTTTCTATCAACGTTATTTTCTTTCATAAAACGAGAAATATTTTTAGCCATAACTTCCTTATTTCCAAGCATGTTTTTCATTCCTTTCATCTAATAGCTTAGTTTTATTATACGACTTATCCGTAAAATATACAAGTATAAAATAAAAAATACGGTTTTAGTGTTGACATTACGTTTAAACCGTAATATACTTTAAACAGTTCTTACAATAGGAGGTGACAAGATGGTTGAAGTACAAGTGAGTAAAGAACCATATACATTAAAAATGTTGAGAGCCAAGTATGATTTAACACAAGCTCAAGCAGGAAAGAAAGTAGGTGTCTCTGCAGATGTATGGCATAATTGGGAAAAAGCAAAAACATTTCCTAACATACCGCAATTACAAAAAATAGAGAAGGAGTTTAACGTCACTTACAATGACATTATTTTTTTAACCAATAATAACGGTTAAACCGTAATAGGAGGAAACAATGGAGCAAATCACATTAACAAAACAAGAATTGATTGAAATTGTAGAACGCGAAGTAAGTAAAAGGTTGGATGGTAAGAAAACAATTAAACCAATCTCAATTTTTAGTGAAGTAAGAATTGAAGAAGACGATATAACGAAAATCAATGAAGACTTTAATTTTACAAAGTTTATAAAACCTCCATTTAGAGGGCATCATTATAGACCATTAGCTTTAAAAAAATATCCTATGGGAAACAACAAACACTTTAATGGAAAAGTATATGATGATCAAATTCATGACCTCATTAGAAAGTTAAGTTTAGCGGTTTTTGGCATTAGTAAAAACTCTGATTTAAGCGAAAGTGAATTTGAAGATGTTGTAAAAGTTTACAGATACTTTAAGGACATGTATTTACATCTGTACAAAAAACGTCTTTCGAAACTAACTATTGAAGATTTTGAGTAGAGGAGGAAATCACATGCAAAATTTAAAAGTATTTCAAAACTCACAATTCGGAGATTTAGAAATTTTAACTATCGATAACAAAGAGTATTTTCCAGCAATCAAGGTTGCGGAAATTCTCGGTTATACAAATCCGCGCGATGCTATCTCAAGGCACACAAAAAAACGTGGGGTCGTGAAACACGACGTCATCGATTCGTTAGGTAGAAAGCAAGTTAAAAAGTTCATTGATGAAGGTAATCTATACAGATTAATCTCACGTTCAAAATTACCTCAAGCAGAGCAATTTGAAGAATGGATCTTTGATGAAGTTCTACCAGCAATTCGCAAACATGGAATCTACGCAACGGACAGTGTGATTGAACAAACGATACAGAATCCAGATTACATCATTACAGTGTTGACTGAGTATAAGAAAGAAAAAGAACAAAATTTACTTTTACAACAAGAAATCGGAGAACTAAAACCCAAAGCAGACTATGTTGATGAAATATTAAAGTCAACTGGGACATTGGCTACAACACAAATCGCAGCAGACTACGGTATTTCAGCGCAAAAGTTAAATAAGTTGTTACATGAAGCTAGATTACAACGAAAAGTGAACAAACAGTGGGTTCTTTACTCAGAGCATATGGGCAAAAGCTATACAGAATCAGACACTATACCAATTGTGCGCTCTGACGGTAGAGAGGATACAGTTTTACAAACCAGATGGACTCAAAAAGGTAGATTGAAAATACATGAAATCATGACTGACTTCGGTTATGAAGCTAATTTAGGAGGAGTATAAATGACACCAGAACAAACAAATGCTCTCACACTTATTTATTACTACTTAAGACAAGAAGCCGCTGATGATTATGAAACATATGAACATGCGACTATAAAAAAAGATGGAAATGTAGAAATGATAGAGATTAGTAGGGAGCAACATTTAGAAGAAGCGATGAAGTGGGCAGTACAAGAGATTGAAAAACAGTTCAAACTTGTGCCTGAACCAAACAAACCCACAATCGAGCGGAATTAAGGAGGAAGCAACATGGAAGAAGAAAATAAAAAACCTCAAACTACTCATGGCAGTGAGCAGAATGAGGAAACTAGTATTGTTTTACCTATTGATAAAGGAAGAGTGAAAGATTCTATTCTTCTTTTAAAAACTTATGAACAACACTGTAAATAAGTGTTTCGTTATGTTTTTTAGAACATTCATGTAATGCAAGTAAATAGATATACTCATCTGAGAATTGACCATTCGAATTTGCTTTTAGTTGGTCAACAGTATTTTTGAAGTACTCACTGTTGGGATCGAATTGTTCATCTATTTCATTTGTTACTTTTCTAAAAAACTTTTCAAATTCATTCCAATCCATAAAATCACCTCCTAATAAGGAGTATAACAGAAAGGAGCATACACAAATGACACAATCACTCAGTGTGCAAATCAACATCCCAGAAGAATATGTATTGATTGAAAAAGATATTCACACACAATTGTTGATGAACCAGCAAAAAGCGACATGGTCTAAAAAAGAATTCATTGATCATTCGCCATTCAAATCAAACAACAGTGTGGATGACAAGATTTTATTTAACCCTAAGTTCAGAAAAATTTTAGAAAGCGAAGGCATTGCGAGTTATCCGAAAGGAAACAAACGCAACTGGTCGTTTGACGGTCCGAAAGCATATGAGTTTTTACGTAAATATAGAGATGAATTTTAGAAAGGTGAAAAAATGAAAAGTTTTTGGTTGACCTATTTGTTTTGCTTTGCAAGTACATCCGTCCTGACACTTATCACACAAGATTTCATTATATCAGCAGCGTGGTCATTGCTTTTATCGTTAGCAGTTTATCTGTTCTTTTTAGTCTGGTACTACGAAGAAGATGAAACAGAGGAAGCAGTCGATGACGGCGAAGAATATATTACGTTATTTACGATTAAGTATTAAAAAAGACTGCTAGCAACCACGAATTGCTAACAGTCAAAGTAGAGGTTGATACTTATATCAGTTTTTTCAGCCTCTACAATATCAAAAACTGGAGGGATAATCAAATGAACCTTAAAAAATATTCACATAAATTTATCGACATGTTAGATGAGTCCGATGTACAAGGTACGATCGAATACTCTAATTATGATAAAAAGCAAACACTAGTATTCACATATAGAAAAGACTTAGACGTTCAACATGTCATTGTCGGCAGTGACAATAGCGACGAATATAAAAAGCAATGCGTAGCAAATATAGAAAAAATATTGAGTGACAGAAAAAAGGTGAATTCCAATGCCTAAACAAACAGTTACCTACCTTATTAAGATTACTGATACCAATTTATATGTTACAAACAGACCCACTGAACAAAACACTACAATCAAATATTCAACCAGTCGTAGTGACGCTAGAGAGTTCAACGGAATGGAAGATGCAGCAGTAGATATGACATTCCATACTGCAATAAAAAAGACGGTAACTGAAACAACTGAATATGAGGAGGTCGCATATGACGCAAGAAATGAACCTATTCCAGAAAATAGCTGACGTTAAAGCTAATATAGATGGATTCACTAAAGATACAAAAGGCTACAACTACTCATATGTTAGTGGTTCACAAGTATTACACAGAATCAGAAGTAAAATGATTGAACATAATTTATTGCTTGTTCCATATACAGAGCATGAAGAAATAATTGAAACTAAAAATGCAAAAGGAAAGACAGAGCATATCGTCAAGTTAAAGCTAACTTACATTTGGATCAATGCAGATAAGCCAGAAGAAAAATTAGAAGTTCCGTTTTTTGCAGTAGGACAACAAGATGACGTTTCTAAAGCACATGGCACTGCACTAACTTATGCTGAACGTTACTTTTTAATGAAGTTCTTTAATATCCCTACTGATGAGGATGATGCAGATGCTAAACAAAAGCAAGAAAGATATGCAACATCAAGCAATCAATTGAAAGAGTTGCTTAGACAAGAAGCAGGTAGTTTTATCGAAATTGCCGAAAGAAGTAATGCTGCAAGTAAATATCAAGAACAGATAGAAAAATTAAAAAATATGAACGTAAATGATTTAAACAAACAACAAATCAACTTTACAAGACAACAAATTAATAAATGGCTTGGAGGAATTGAAGAATGATTAACAGAGTCGTATTAGTAGGCCGTTTAACTAAGGATCCTGAATACAGAACGACACCCTCAGGCGTAAGTGTAGCGACTTTTACTCTAGCGGTTAATCGTACGTTTACGAATGCGCAAGGGGAACGTGAAGCGGACTTTATTAACTGTGTTGTTTTTAGAAAACAAGCAGAAAACGTAAGCAATTACTTGTTTAAAGGAAGTCTTGCAGGCGTTGATGGTCGCTTACAATCACGCAGTTACGAAAACCAAGAAGGACGCCGTATCTTTGTTACTGAAGTTGTATGTGACAGTGTGCAATTCCTAGAACCTAAGAATGCGCAATCCTCAAATAATAACCAACGAAATAACGAAGTGCATCAAAGAGAGAAGGCGCTTCAAAGCGACAATCCATTCAATAATAGCAACAACTTTGATATGGATACGGATGATTTACCTTTCTAGGAGTGGTTTTAAATGCAAAGAATCACTAATTACATTCAAGAAGATGACGGTACAATTACTGCCGTCATCAAGAATGTAAAACTTGGCAACAAAGAAACCTTGTTACTGGATAATGGAATGGATGTAGAAGTCGAAGTAAAGGTAGTAGATCCTTTTCTAATTAGCGATAAACAACGCCGGAAAATATTCGCTTTATGTAATGACATAGAGAGCCACACAGGGCAACCTCGAGACTATATGAGGTATTTGTTCATGGATTACGTAGAAGTCCTCTATGGGTATGAAAAACGTCTCTCATTAAGCGACTGTACACGTACCCAAGCAAACCAAATCATAGAGGTTACGCTTGATTGGATATTTCATAACAATATTCCATTAACTTATAAAACAAGCGACCTGCTTAAACAAGATAAATCTTTCTTGTACTGGTCTACAGTCAACCGTAACTGTGTTATCTGCGGTAAACCTCATTCAGACCTTGCACACCATTACGCAATAGGTAGAGGAAAGAACCGTAAGACAATGAATCATTACGGATATGAAGTGTTAGCGCTATGCAGAGAGCATCATTCCGAGCAGCATAACATAGGCGTAGACACATTCGATAAGAAATACCACTTAGAGAACAGTTGGATAAAAGTCGATGATCGGCTTAACAAAATGTTGAAAGGAGAAAGAAATGATGAATGATATAGAAAAATTAGAATCCGAAAAAGAAGTTCTGAATTTCCTCTTCGGATTACGTAACACTAAAATAACAGATTCTAACGTTGAATTAATCAGCACAAAAATTTATGAAAAGATGTTGGAACATCCTACAGCGAATGCGTGGAGCTTTTTTAGATTTGCGATTGCAAAAGAAAATATATTGTTAGGTAACTTAATCAATGTGAACGAAAGGAATCTGGAATCGGTAATTCTTCGAAAGCATCGAGAAGACGCTCGAAAAACTCGTAAAGCTTTACTTGGTTATTGTGAGATGGAACCTCTTTACACACCTGATGATAAGAAGGGTGTTTCAAATGAATAACAGAGACTATATATCATCAATAATCACACAATTCAGTGGTCAAAATAATATCATTCCTATACCGGTTATTTACTTAAAAATCACTGAGGATTATCCCACTGCTGCGTTACTCAATCAATTAATTTATTGGTCAGATCGAACTAATAGAAAAGACGGTTATTTCTACAAATCCTATAAAGAATGGGAAGAAGAGATACATTTATCTAAATACCAAGTAATGCGTTCAATAAAGAAATTAAAGAATATGGGGATTGTAGAAACTGCATTAAAAAAGGCTAATGGCGCACCTACTGTACATTATAAAGTCGATAGTAAAGTTACTTCACAATGGATTGTTAAGTTTCTTAACAATGGAAAGTCAACAAACTTAACAATGGATAGTAAAGAAACTCAACAATCTTTAACAGAGATTACTACAGAGATTACTACAGAGACTACTAACAATACTATGTCGGGCAACCCGACGCACACCCCGTATAAAGAGATTATAGACTATCTTAACGAAAAGACTGGTAAGAGGTTTAGCCACAAATCAAAAGCGAATCAAAAACTAATACGAGCCAGATTCAATGAAGATAATTCAAAAGAAGATTTCTTTACAGTAATTGATAATATGACTGCGCAATGGAAGGGCAATCCGAAGATGGATGAATATTTACGACCTAAAACATTGTTCAGTGGAAACTTTGATAATTATAAAAATCAAACACCTAAATTAAGTGGTGCAGATCAACTAGAACGAATGAAATACGACCCTAGTTATTGGGAGGAATAAAATGCAATCATTTTCAAATATTATGCAAGGAAGCAGACTTAAGAAAAATATAGTCGAAGAAGAGCATGGACTTAAATGTGAAAGTTGCGGCAGAACTTATGACTATTACAAGTTCAGCAATGGTCAGGAATTTAGACATGGTTGTGATTGCGCAATGATTGAAGCTGGTAAAGAAGCTACTAAAAAAAGACAGCAACGTAAAATAGACGACTCATTCAATCAATCTACAATTAATCCATCTATTAAAGATGCAACAGTTAATAACTATATTCCTAACAATGAGTCGCAAGTAAAAGCTAAGCAAACTGCAATAGAATATGTTCAAAGTTTTACGACAGAAAAAGACAAAATGAAGTCTATTCTTTTTAGAGGAAGCTATGGGACAGGTAAATCGCATTTAGCTTATGCTATTGCAAAAGCAATTAAAAATAAAGGTTATAAGGTTGCTTATATGCAGATACCCGATTTGATGGATAGAATTAAAGCAACATATAACAATCAATCCTATCAAACATTTGATGAACTTAAAATACAATTAATCAATTTAGACTTATTAGTGTTGGATGACATAGGTGTTAGCAATAGTGATCATGATTTAGGAAAGCTATACACGATTGTTAACAATAGACAGAATAAAAATAATATATTTACTACTAATTTTAAAGAGTCGGAACTTAATCAAAATGTACATTGGCATAGGATTAATTCAAGAATGAAAAAAGGGAGCCGTAAAGTAAATGTTATCGGCGATGATTACAGGGAGCGAGATGCATGGTGATGTTAACCAAAGATTATATCATGCGTCATCTTAACTGCAGTTCAGTGTTTGCAGAGATGATGATTACACAAGCACAGGGCAACGCTGATAGATTGTACGACTTATTCCTATACCAATGTAAAAAACGTCGTACAACGCCCGCTGTGCGTCAAATAGAGGTGTCTTATGGAAATAGAAATTAAATTCAACGAAACACATAAAGCACCTATGGCTTCACCAAGACCGAGATTTGCGAATAGAGGAAAATATGTACAAACGTATATGCCTGCAACTTATACGGCGCATAAAGCTTTTATACAAAAGCAGATGCCTAAACTTATGATGGAAAATAGCGTGATCGTAACGTTGAAATTTATTTTTACACCACCTGAAAGTTGGAGTAAGAAAAAACGCTTGGCAATGGTCGGTAAGTATAAGGGTACAAAACCTGATGTAGATAATTTGATGAAAACTGTTTTAGATGCCGGTAATAAGCATTTGTGGAAAGATGACGGAAAAATTGTAGATATAAGAACCTTAAAACAATACGGTGATGAAACTAAAATCATCATGGAGATCGAGGAGGTAGATTAATTGAATATCGATTATGACGATGTAGAAATGCAATTCAAATGCACAGTGACATTTACAGCTAAAGTCAAAGATACATTTCACAAACACGAAAATACACAAGCTATGGAAGATAGTTTGATCAATAAAATTCATAAGGAACCAGAAGCCTACATGGATGACTTAGAAGTCACAGATGTAGAGCGGTTATTGTAGGAGGTTAAAGTAATGGGGAAATTTATTTATAAAGGTGAAACGATTGAGATTGGAACTCAAAAAATCTTATATGCATCTCAAAATTTAAAAGTATCTTCTAAAGATTTGCAAGAAAGATTCGATAAAGGTTGGGATATAGAAGATGCGCTTAAATACAATTTCAATCATGTGATGTACAAAGGTAAAATATGCCGAAAGATTAAACATAAAGGTCTCATTTTTTACATCGTAGCCGAAGATTTGAAAAGGTCTAAAGTTCCGCCGCAAGCAATTATTAAATATTTAAATGACGGACACATTATGGACGATATTTTACCGCTGGAAACAGAGTTTTATATTGTAGAACGTGAAAAAGATGCTTTGCGCAATTTGGTTTATAAGGACCGTTTGCGTAAAGAACGTCAAAAAGAACAAGCAGAAGCACGTAAAAGAGAAGAGCGTCCTTGGTTATACGACGGTACACCGCAAATCCATTCACGTGGCAAATATACGCAGTACCTTATGGAAACATCTATTTATCCAAAGGCGGTGCGTTAGATGAGAGAAGTAAAAGAATTACACGTAGGCGATGAGATTATTCTTTGGCAGTACAGAGGTTTGAATGTGCAAGGACCTAATGGAGATGACGGACACGCAGGTGTAGTAATTAGGAAAATTAACAGGAATGATGAACAATCATTGTTAGTTAAATTGAAAGGTATTGATGATCCGTTCGAACTGACTGATGTGGATTACTTCGACAAGCTTCCAATACCTTTTAAGAAAGCTGAACATTTTGAATATTTCAAAAACAACTCAGTACATCAACCTAATCATTACCAGTTCGGTCAATTTACAGCAGCAATGATTATTGAGTTGGTAGGAAGAACTTACAAATCAGCTCCAGTCTTTTATCACGTAGGCAACGCTTTAAAATATTTGATGCGTGCGCCTAGAAAGAATGGATTGGAAGATATTAAAAAAGCAAAACAAAGTATTGAATTTGCGATTGAGTGTTGGGGTAAGTAGATGCGTGATTTATCAAACACAATTAAACAACGGTTCAAATCAGACACACGAGGACGTAGTTTAACGCAACTAGAGCAAGAGTTACAAAGCAGAGGTGTAAAGGGGTTCGTGATTGATGCAAGCCCTACACGCATCACTGTGTTAGCTGACAGAGCCGATTATGAACGTAATAGGAGGAAACGGGATGAAACCTAAATTCAGAGCGTGGGATTCGTTAGAAAATAAAATGAGATACGACATAGGCGTTATTGAATTTAATGCATTCGATAAAAACGTTAGTGCATTAGCTTTTAATCATCACCTTGACGACACAGGTTACGGGGAAATTGATAACTCGCAATCTGAATATTTCGCTGCCCTTTGTTTTAAACTAATGCAGTACACTGGTTTGAAAGACAAAAACGGTAGAGAGATTTATGAGGGCGACGTTGTCAAAGTGTTAGTGCAAGATGTCGAGCCTAAAATTATGGAGGATAAAACATACATTGGTGTTGTAGTTTATAAACAAGGAACGTTCGATATTAAAGATTTGAAAAACACATATCTAGGAATTATACCTCAAATGTATATGTCAGATATAAACTGTGTGTTTGAAGTATTAGGTAATAAACACCAACACTCAGAGTTACTCGAAAATAAAACTTATTAAGCGAGGAGTAAACGAAATGATACCTAAATTCAGAGAGTTTGATAGAGAAAGACATAGAACTGATTATCAGAAAGGCATGAGTTATGCTGAACAACAAGACTTTGATATGGGGTTCACTATTTGGTTCGACCATATTGAAGACCTGGATTTAATCGAAAAAGATGGCACCATTAATAGAATTGTGATGATGTCGACTGGTCTGAAAGACAAAAACGTAAAAGAAATTTATGAGTCGGATATTGTGAGAAATTTATACGGTGAGTTATATGTTGTGGAATGGTTAGACGGAAGTTTTGTATTAACTGAATTTTATAACGGAGGTTACGACCACTACATTATAGATAGTTCAACAGAGTATGAAGTTTTGGGTAACATTTACGAAAATCCTGAATTACTGGAGGACGATAACCATGCAAGCAACTGATAAAGAGTTAGTCGGAAAATACAAGAAAGCCTATTACGAGTTACTAGAGGATATTAAAATGTATCGCAGCGACTGGACGGAGTTAGAAAACTATATCAGACAAAAAATTCAATGGAATCCTAGCAATTCACAGTATAAAAACGTTCAACATGAAATGGATCGAATTAAAGGGGGATTATTTGATGAAGACTAAAGAGTTTATTGCAAGTGTGCAAAATTTAGGATTTAAAGTTGATGGCGGTACAGTAGAAATGAGTATTTTCGATAAGGACAATGATAAGATTGCACAAGTTAGTAGAGAAGTACAATGGTCTATGTGGACTTGTTCATTCGCTTTTAGTGAGATGTTAGAAGAGGATAAAGAAGATTTGTTTAACGTCATGGTTGAGTACACAAGTACACCTATCGAAGAACGTGATAAGTATTACATTAAGCATAAGTATGTAAGAAAACATAATGCTTATTTAAATTATAACAACGATTTCCAAGAGTGGATTTTTCATAGTAAGTCAGATACTGCTAATCGCAAAACTAAATTCACACTCACAGAACTTCCACTGTGGGTCCATGAAATGCTGGAACAAGGTCATCTTGTGAAGGAGGAAGTCTAATGAAATACAAATACATGGAAAAACAAGTAGAAGGTGCTAAAGCGTTGGCGGAAAAATACCCACACATGCAAACACATCAAGATATTTATCAAGAGCATGTAGAAGTGCTGGAAAAAGCAAAGGCGTTTGACCGCATTAAAGAAATGATTGACGACCAACAAGCAGAAGGCGAACCAGATAGCGAAGTGTTGAGCGAAATAAAATATGAAATATCGAAAGTGGAGGACGAAAAATAATGACTAAATTACAAATCAAACTATTATCTGAAAACGCAACAATGCCGAAACGCGCTAATGAAACTGACTCCGGTTTAGACCTATATGTGTCCGAAACAACAGTGATAGAACCTCACACAACAGTAGCAGTTAAAACAGATGTTGCAATTAACTTACCTTATGGTTATGAAGCACAAGTCAGACCACGTTCTGGTAAATCGCTTAAAACTAAACTGCGTGTAGCGTTGGGTACGATAGATCAAACCTACCACAAAGAGATAGGAATTATCACAGATAATATCAGTAATGAACCTATAACTGTTAAACAAGGTGAACGTTTAGCACAGCTAGTCATCGCACCCGTTTCTTATATGCAGCCGGTAGAAGTAGAAGAGTTTGAAAATGAAAGTAACAGAGGCGCATACGGTAGCACAGGAGAATAAACAGCTTGGTTGTTCGTCCGCCTTGCTTTTAGGAGGAAAACATGAACGCTAAACAAGTTTTAATAGACGTCTGGAGTCAAGTACAACAAGATGATGAGATTGTCGTTATTCTCAATAGAGATATGGGCGATGGTACGACTGAACAATATGTTACACGGTCTGAAATGGACTTTATCAGGGCGCTAGGTATATTGGAAAGTGCTAAACAAGTAATGCAGGAAGAGGAGTGAGTAGAATGGAAGCATATGAAAATAAAGATATGACCAAAGATGAAGTTTTATTTAAAAACGGTATAACTACAGTAGATGTAGATGATGGTAGATTCTTACATTACAACGATTACTTTAAACATAAAACATTTTATCAATGTCCTAAATGCAAAAGTCTAAATAATGATGTTGAAAAGGCATATGATGCGATTGTACCAGTTTCTATTTTAAGAAGTTGCGAAGATTGTGGATATCAACATACAACTGATTTTACGGAGGTAAACAATGATTAAAACTATATTTAAAATTATCTTAACGCTTACACTATACGAAGCAGCTAAATACATCACTGAACAGTACATTATTTACCGTACACAGAACGATGATGTGGAAGCACCTGCGGACTTCGATATAAACGATCACATACATCTTAATGATTTAAAAGCAGAGGTGAGTGATTGATGTGGATAGCACTAACCATTCTCTTCGCTCTCCTCTCTATTGTGCTTTATATGGCGAATCGAGAGTTGGATGAAGAGTTAAAGTTGAAGGATATGATTATCGGTAGTCTTAGAAAATATAATAAAAACGACCATGCTACAGTGAGAGGTTATAGAGAAGTTAGGGGGAGAAAATTTGATTGAATTGATTGAGATGTATAGACAAAACAAACTCGAATTAGAAAGTCTTAACTTGCAGAAGGACATCTGTAAAGATGAAATGGATAACTGGGGCGCAGTCACAAAAATGGATTATAAAGCAAGGTTAGGTAAGAAGTTTGATTTATACACTAGAGTAAAACAGACAGACGATCTAATCGGTGAATTAAATCGTATTAATGAACGTATCAAAGAAGTAGAGTACAGACAGAAGCGTATCAAAGAAGTGATTGATAAGTTTGAAGGGTTAGAGTTTACCATATTAAAGATGAAGTATATTAATGGGTATACACTGCAGACAATCGCAATAGAAACAGGATATAGTGAACAGTACATCAGAAATAAACACGCAGAGATAAAAAGACGTATTGAGTTTGCATAATGTCACATTTATGTAAGGTACAAACATGTTATATCGTGTATTTACAAAATCGTTTATAGTTATAGTATCAAGAAATACATCTTTATAGTGACTGCATAAATGATTTCCATGTTACGAATCAACCTCCTCTTAAATAAATTTTAGGCATCCGATAGCCAAATCGGGTGTCTTTTTTATGTTTAAAATAAATAGCGTGACTAACA